TTAAATTGCAAGTTTGGTCCATTCCTTCCCGCGATCATCGTTGTATCTGTCAGTGGTTGATTGTGTTTTATGCCCCAGCAAAATTTTCGTATCGATCCCCTGAGCGCGGTAAAGTCGTTCGGACAATGAGCGCTGTTCGTGAAACGTTGTTGGTGTTTTTCCTGCAGGCGGTACGATACCGGCTGCATCACGTGCCGCGGCAAACTCTTTAGAAACCAATATCAGATTCACAGGTTTCGCCTTATTGTTCAGTTTCCCGTGGAGGAGATAGGGGCTGACAAACCGATCCCGACATTTCCGTATTACATCATCCAGCGATAAGCCAATGGCTTCACAACGAAGGTTTAGCGGCAGTGCAATACGGGAACCCGTTTTGCTTTGTTCGATGTGAAGATAACCATCCTTAATGTCTGAAAACTTCATGTTCGCTATATCCTCCCGGCGCTGACCCGTAACGAGTGCAAGCAGCATCGCTTTGTGCGCGTACCGATCCTCCGGTATTTGCTGCAGTATTTTTTTCCATTCGTCTAATGAGAGGCGCGCCCGTGTCACCTTCACAGAAGGTTTTTTTGTTGCAGCTGGTGGATTCCACCCTGGTGGAACCTCTCCAGCATGTTGTGCTTCAGTGAAAATATCCACCCACACAACCCGATTGCAGAGGGCGCTGCTTGCATGGCCTGCATCCAGATATTCATCCAATAACATGGCAAAATCCTTCACCTCCAAACTCTTCATTGGCCGGGAACCAAGCCGCCCGGAAAGCAACTCTGCCATGCGTTTTTTTTCTTTATAGCGTTTCAGCGATAGCGATCCGGCATCCAGGCTTTGTTTCTGAATTTTGAGATAACGCTCTATCCATGCTTTGAGGCTAATACCGCGCTGCGCTGATGCTTTAGGACTTTCATCAATTTGACGCAAATAGTGCTCTGCTTCTGCTGCTGCAATTCTCTGGTTTGCTGTTATGGCTATTTTTTCCGCTTTCTCCCTGTCTGTACCCAGACCGTGGAATTTACCCGTTAAAGGGTTTTTATACTGGTAGTATGTTTTTGCTGTGCGACGATCAAACCGGGCATACAGCCCGGAAATTGATACATTATTTTTTCGTGGCCTTGGTGACATCGCTAAGGATCTCCCGCAAAATTTCGTCGTCGTCACTGTGAATTTCTGGTTCGACTCCCGTCGCTCCTGGTCCGATATAAATTGCCTGTTCGTCGATACACCAGCGATTTCCAATTTTAATCGGCCTCGGTTGTATGTATCCCAGTTTCCCGTGTTTCACCAGGCATGTGACTGTTATGGGGAAGTGCAACCTGCGAGCTTTCCAATCCCGCAGCGGTATCAGACTTTGTTCACTCATAGCTATCACTCTCTCGATAGCCAGCTGCGATCATACGTCCTGCAGCTGGCAGATATTGAATCTCACGAATCAGCTAACCCCGGAAGACGGCGAAGATGTCGGGCTCCGTTCATGGCCGTCGCAACATAACTGCGACTCCTGCTCACAATCTCGACTGTCACCTTCTGCCCGCTTACACGCACCGTGTAAATTGTCTGGGTATAACGACGTCCGTGCTCGCCATATTTCTCAAAATGGCATTTAAGCGCGGCGGCACATGCTGGCCCGCCGATACTGTCTTTCGCGCTGCGATTAATCAGACGCATTGATAAAATTCCTGACCAGCGCTGATTCCATCCTCCTGATGCAATCACGTATTCTCGTCATCTGGACTTCAGGAAACTGACTTTTCCCCATTTCCTCCAGCACGCTGACAAGATGGTGATCTTGTGCCTTAGCGGCCAGAGCGCGAGCGCATGCACGTAGCGATTCACCAATTCGGCGTTTTTCTATGGCTGCAAACGCGCGGTACAGCTCCAGAGTTACCAGCGTGTCCGGGAATTCCGCAAACCTGGTATTGGCTATGACTTCCTTTGCTTTACTCACTCTGCAACCTCCTGCTGACTGACAACACTGAGGGCAAGTCCTGCGGCCATAGCCGGTAATTCTTCATACTGGTTGCAAAAGGCCGGGTTAGAACATAAGCCCTGCAGCGCTGCAATGGTCAGCTGTTGCAGGTAGGTAACAGACGATTGCTTATCGTCTGTTTCAGGTTCCTTCATGGGCACAATTTTAGGTTTTGCCGTGACAGATGGCTGATCGATCACAACCGGTTTTGGTGGTTCCGGACGGCGGTATTCAACGATCGCATCAAGGGCGATTTTCTGACGCACGCTGATATCGTCAGACCAGCTATCTAGCATGGTGGTTGCCACGTCGTGGATCTCTTCGTCGGAGAAATCAGGCGACAGGCAGAATTCTGTGTTGGCGATATCGGCCATTAGCAGCGGGATCACATCAGAAACGAGCTGGCCGGTGCAAGCCACCACGCCATCAGCTTCTTCTTTTCCCAGAATGTCGGTGCGGCCTGAGAGCAGGTCATTCAGTGCATGTGCAATCGCGATTTCGCGAGGGTCTGGTGCTTCGCGATCGTCTGGTGCTGGTGGCACTTCCTTTTTTTCGACTTCATTTGAGGGGGAATTATTAATCAGTGCATCAACAGAGAAGACTCCGCCGCCCAGGTTCTCCACCCGTGGCTGGTCACTCGCTTGCTCTTCTGTTGCGGGGCTCTGAGCGAATGCCTCGTTGAGTTCTTTGTTGAGCTGCGCAGCTTTGCCCGGGCAAACTGCTGGTAGATCAGTTTCGACCGGTACAGTCGATTCGGTTTCATCATTTTCTTTTTTCTCAACATTAGTGCGAGGTTTAGGGCGGCAGGCCATATCAACTGTTTTCTGGTCAGGGTTCGCATGGTCACGTTCAACCAGCTCGCGATTTATGTATTCACGCAAGGCAACAGGATCCATCCAGAGGTCTTCCGGTGCGGATTTAATCAGGGCGATAATGGCCGCACGGGAATAGTCCAGAATGCCTGGGGTGCTGCGCAGTTTTTTCCACCACGCGGTGAAACGGGTGTCCTGTTCTGCTTCGGCCATGGCTTTCGCTGGAATCATGTATTTATTCGGGATCCAGTAAATGTCGATTTCGTCGTACATGCTCAGAATGGCAACAGCCACTTCGATACGCAGCGTAGAGAGGTTATGAACCAGATCCGGGCTGCGGTCTGTCTTGTTACCACCGCCCAGCGTGGAGCCGGTGTCTGTACGGTTTTCTTCTGAGTTAGTGCTGTCAGCCAGAGGTCGCTTATCAACTGGGGTATCGATCCATTTAGCGATCTGCTTTTTGATGTCCGGCCACTGTGCAGAGTCTTTTGTATTTTCACGTATCCATGCGAGCAGCTGCTCCTGCCGTACCGGAGCCAGCGCCAGCGCGCGGGTCTCTTTCGCCAGTGCTTCTGCAAGCTCACGGGCAAAGCTGGGTTCATCATCATTCTTCAGATCGACGATCTGGCCGTACTGTGCTGTAGTGATTCCAGGTACTGGGCCGAACAGTGCCAGACAAGCTGCACGGGATGCCACGTCGAGCTGCGCAACAGTTTTAATTTCTTCCAGTGCCTTGTTGTCTTCCCATTCCGTCTTTTCTTCAGATTCTGGCTGTGGTGCCGCAGCTGGTTCACCTGCATTCACATTCCAGATAGCAACGGTATCGAAAAATTCAGGTGAGAAGACATCATGCTCAGGGCACGGCAAACCTTCACGGTGTTCCCAGATCTTCACTTTGAAGAAATCATCAATGTGTTCCGGGTGTTCAGCTGCCAGCTTTCCGAAAATCACGGCTTCAGCAATGGCTTTTGTGGCAGCATTAACAGCAGTGGCGAGAGGTTTTAAATCCGGGTGTTTTTTTAACGCTTTATCTTTTGGGAAATAAGCACCGCCGAAAACTTTTAATTCAACAGACATAATTACCTCTGTAATTTTAGGAGAGTGATGTTTAGCGATATGGTTTTCGAATAACGCGTTTTACATTTTTTAACGCATTACGCCTTTCTCTTTTTTCATTGCATTGCTCACATAAATAAATCGTGCGTTTAAAGGGGTATATGTCTGTTTTCCTTTCGTGCAGTTCCGATTTTTTATATTCGCGGTAGCAAACAGCGCAATGACAAATGATGTCATCCATATCAGTTAAGTTGTTGGCGTTTGTGATCGTAATAAGACATGCCACAAGCGTTCTGCGCTTCTGCGAAGTTCACAGACAGCAAGCTAATGTGCTCAACAGCGCAAACAGGGCAATGAAACTCACCGAGCACGTAGCCACCGTCAAGCACGACTGTTACAGGGCCTGATGATGGCAAATGAACTACGCCTGAAATGGCACCGTTAATATTAAAAGTGGCAATTTCTTTATTTACGACAGCAAGGCTTAGCTCAACAGTTGTTACGTTTACTTTCATTTCGAACTCCATGATTCAGGGTGTGAAAATCCCTGCCGTTTAAGGCATAGGTTTTAAAGTGGTAAAATTAAATTACTTTTAAACTATTTCGCCATTCCTGATGAGGTTGGCGATGCACAACGAAATTTCTGTATTTCCGTAATACTTTCCAGGCGGCATGGCATCCGGCAACATCACGAAGAAATACTGAAGTGACGAGTTTTCCCTGTGCCCAGGCAATTTGTTGTTCCGGTGTTAATTGTGTCTTATCCATATATGAACACTCCACTATGAAACCAGCTTTAAAAAGGGTGGTATATGCATGGACCACGGGAAACGCATATACCACCAAAACTACACGCAGCCTCATGTTGCGATTGCCCACAACTGGAAGCGCATTCCGCCAGTTAACAAACCGATCCCCATCAGTGAAAAGAGGAATGCGCTTACATGTTGTGGACGATTCATCTGCCTTGGTCCGGCGGCGCCACCTCGCAAGAGCAGATGTAAAGGGCAGTTACGCTGCCAGTCGGCTTATTGGTCTGTGAAGGTATTTCAAGTCCTGCATCGCGGGGTTTGCTCTCCGCCCCAGGTTCTCCCCGCTATGCTTTAGCGCGCAACCTGAGAAAACCGCCTTCAAGCCATTGGCTTACGCCATATTCAAGAAGCTGCCTGGACGAACTCGGAAAAGCTCAGTGCTTCTTCACCCTACGCCAGACTGTTGAAATACTCTTCGTATGCTTTTTCCATCTCGAACCCCTGTTTGCTGCTTTGCTTGGCTAATCACCCTTATCGCCGGGTAGGCGGAACGTTTACCTGTCGCACCTGTTGTGCTTCGATGAGTAGAGAATACAACATAAAGTAGACGTGTCAACACTAAAAGTAGAAATTTAAGAGGGGTGGGCTACTTGCGGTAGTGGGGGAAGGCGTAAAAAAACCCGGCATGTGCCGGGTTATTTGGGATTTTTTTACTTCTGCGGAGTGTTTGCGTACTTCAGAAAGAAATCATAAAGCTGTTTATACCGCATTTCGAAAGCCAGGAGCATGTTCTTTGCTTCAACACTAGGGAACTGCCGATACACTCGAACCAGTCGCTTTTCGTCTTCGCTTAATTCTCTGAATTCCGCATCGCTGCCTGTGTCTGGTTCTGTCGCGGGGAAACCCGAAAACTCAGTTTCCGGAAGCTTAACTGGCGCACTCTCACCTTCGCCGTAATCAAGCCAGGCCGCCTGGAGATTTAGCCAATCAGCTATCTTTTGAAGTTTCTCATCGCGTGGCTTAGCCGTGCCCAACGTATAACGACGAGCCATTTCGTATGTGACATCGCAAGCCTGGCTTAAATCCTTGACGGAACGGCGCTGTCTGCGCATTTCTTCGGTCAGCCGGTTCGCGAAATCCTGATGTTTATTCGCTTTTTCTACCATAGGTAGAAGAGTAAGGCACGGCGCGTTTATAGTCATTTCTATTTTTCGTAGTTGTATTTTCTACTTTATGTAGTATATTGCAGTCATCGACTCATTCAGGAGAACACGATGACTACTTCATACAAGAACATAACGGAAAAGGCTGTGAGGTCGATTGGTTCTGTTTCGGCCGTCGCCCGCAAATTCAACTTTAAGTCCTCGCAGTCAGTAGCAAACTGGATTATCCGAAACCGAGTTCCAAGCGAGCGAGTGATAAAGCTCTGTGAATTTGGCGGCTGGACTGTCACCCCACATGAATTACGTCCGGATTTGCATCCAACCCCTACCAGCGGAATTCCTGTTCAGGATATCCCACGCGCGCAGAAGGAGTCTGACTGATGGAAATCAAAAAGCTGGCATGCGAGCTGGAGTCCTGGGCGCAGGAAAAGGGCTGGAAGACGGTCACGCAATTGATAACTCCGCATCACTTTGGCGATCTGCTTCAGCCGCTGGATAACGTGACGGACCCAGACGAGTACGCGCGTCGTCTGCACAACAACAAGCAGATTATTCAGCGGGCATTTCGGAATGATACCCCGAACTACCTTAAGCAGGCAGAAGCGCTGAGCTATGCCATCCGAACCGCTATCGATAACGAACTGGATCAGAAGGATTGCATGCTCTACCGGGCCGCCAAAGTTAACAAGGAGTGTATCGAAGCTACCAACGCGGTATTCACCGGCAAACCGAAACCGGTAATCAGGCGAGAAACTCTGGAAGCGATCGATGCACTGGCTCAGCTGGCTGGCGTGAAAGTCCAGATCATGAACTGTCATCGCGCGGCATAAGGGTCAGTGAAACCATGAATCCATCTGACATCATTCGCGGGTTCGGTCGTCCGGTTGCGTATTACCCGGCGCTGGCCGAACACCTGGGCGGCGTAAGTGCCACCGTTCTGTTTTGCCAGATGACCTACTGGATGGACAAGCTCACCTCCGATCTGGGTGTGCATAAAACTTCAGAGGAAATCCAGGCGGAAACCGGGCTGAGCTACGAAGAGCAACTGACTGCACGAAAAAAGCTGAAACGCCTTGGGGTCCTGGTAGAAACCCACAAGCGGCTTGAGCATCGAATTTACTTCAAAGTTAATTTTGAGCGCGTGGATCAGGTACTAACGCAAGTCATTGATAACAAACCAAATGGGCAAAACCCATTTCGGGAACAAGGGAAAGCCCAATCCGTGAACAAGGGAATACCTTGTTCGGGAACTGGGGAAAGCCCAGCCCGCGGAGACGGCAAAGCCCATTTCGATCCTACAGAGATTACTACAGAGACTACTACAGAGAATAAAAACACTTCTTGTCCGGACGCTTCGCTGTCGGACGAACAGCTGACCAAAGAGGCGTTTCTAAATCGTCATCCAGAGGCTGTGGTTGCCCATGCAGGAAAACGGCAGTGGGGAAGCAAGGAAGATTTGACCTGCGCTCAGTGGATGTGGAGCCGCATCGTCAAGCTTTATGAAAAAGCCGCTGAGACAGACGGGGAACTGGTGCGCCCTAAAGAGCCTAACTGGGCAGCATGGTCCAACGAAATCCGGTTGATGTGTGCCGTTGACGGCAGGACACATAAGCAAATTTGCGAAATGTTTTCGCGAGTACAGCGTGATCCGTTCTGGTGCCGGAACGTGATGTCACCATCAAAACTGCGCGAAAAATGGGATGACCTGGTTCTTCGCCTCCCATCGCCGGGCACGGCGCAATACCAGGCTGGTGGTCGGGATATTAATCACATTTCCCGCCCGGATAACACTGTTCCGCCAGGATTCAGGGGGTAAGCATGCAAAACGCAGGTTCGATTCTCGATCGCCTTCGCCGTGTGATTCCGGCAGGCATTGAACCCAAATTCAAAAACGCAGCTGAGCTGATGGCCTGGCAGCGCGAAGAAGGGCAAAAGCGCGCGGCGGAGATCGACAAGATCAACCAGCAGGCGCGGGCAGAGAAAATTTTCGGGCGATCCGGAATCCAGAACCTGCACCGCAGCTGCAGCTTCGCGAACTACACGGTGGAGGGCGACGGCCAGCGGCATGCTCTGAGTATGGCAAAGAGCTATGCGCAAAATTTTGGTACCGGGTTCGCCAGTTTCGTTTTCACCGGAAAGCCTGGTACCGGGAAAAACCACCTTTCTGCGGCCATCGGAAACTTCCTGCTGAAGCAGGGGAAAACGGTTCTGATTGTGACTGTGCCGGATCTGACCCTGCGCGCCCGAGCCTGCTACGACGAAGGGCAGTCTGAAGCCGCGCTGCTGGACGACCTCTGCAAAGTGGATCTGCTGGTGCTCGACGAAGTCGGCATTCAGCGCGACAGCCGCGGCGAGAAAGTTTTATTGAACCAGATTATCGATCGCCGGCTGGCCGCTATGCGCCCCGTTGGCGTACTGACCAACCTGAATTACGACGCGCTGATAGAGACCCTGGGGGCAAGGGTTATTGATCGCCTGCGCATGGATAACGGCATTTGGGTGAATTTTGACTGGGAGAGCTATCGCGGAAACGTTAGCCACCTGAGACCTGTTAAGTGAATTTTGAGGAGAAAATTATGGAAACCGTACTGGATGCACTGAAAGCCATGAAAAGAGCGACATATCGTGAGGTTGCTGCCCGCCTGGATATCGAGCCCGTTGAAGCGCTGAACATGCTACGCGAGCAGAAAGAGCAGGGGTTATGTGATTTTTACGATGGGGCATGGTCTCTCGGTACCGCGACAGAGCAGAAACCGAAGCGTATCAGACCCAAACAGCCATCACCGCTGGTGGAGAGGGTTTTGTCAGCAATGCAGGGTCAGGGGGCCATGACAGCTAATCAGGTCGCAGAAAAACTGGGTAAAGGTTCGCGAGCCCTGAATGCGTCGCTGGGTGCCATGTGCAAGGACGGTCTGGTCCTGCGCCATGTGGACGGGAAAAACATCACCTGGAGCCTGGCGGGGGAACCGGTAATACAGTCAGAGCAGCAGGAGCCCGTAGCAGCGGAGGCCAAGGCCGCACCAGCTCAGGAGAGCAAAACCCTGGAAGAAATTATCGGAGATATCCCAGCTTTCGCCAGCCGTCCGGATGATCTGATTATTCCGTCATCGCGTTATATCTCAACTGAAATCCGCCGCACGAAAGCGAAGCTGGCTAACCTGCAGCGTCTTCAGGGTGCCGTTCGTGAGCTGCGCCGACATAAGCATCTGCTGGAGGGGTTGGGGAATGACTGATTTACCGAAATGCCCTGTTTGCGGCATGTCCCCTGCACTAAGAGTTCGCAGCCGGGGAATGAACTGGGGTTCGGCAGAGGTCCGCTGTTCGAACGGTTGTCCTGGCATTCGGGCGGGATTTTCGTTCCCGCCTGATGGAGAGGCAACTGCCCGGCAGTTGCTAAAAGAGAAATGGAAAGAGTTAGTGGAGGCAAGGTAAGCATGTCAGAGCAAACAATCCTGGATATGTGCTGCGGTTCACGCATGTTCTGGTTCAACAAACGCGATACGCGCACGCTCTTCTCTGATATCCGCAGCGAAGAGCATGAATTATGCGACGGCCGCCGCCTGGTAATCCGTCCTGATTTGATTGCTGACTTCCGCGCGCTGCCGTTCGCTGATGCGTCGTTTCCAGTTGTTGTGTTTGATCCTCCACATCTTGAGCGTGTCGGCCAAACGGCATGGATGGGGAAAAAATATGGTCGACTCAACAAAAAAACTTGGCGTTCTGACCTGCGTGCCGGGTTCAGAGAGGCATTCCGTGTGTTGCGGCCACATGGTGTGCTTATTTTCAAATGGAATGAAACTCAGATCCCGGTGAGCCAGATTTTGGAGCTTACTGACGAGAAACCTGCGATCGGCCAGCGTACCGGGAAGAACGACAAGACCCACTGGATTATCTTTGTTAAGGACTAACCCATGAGCACTATTACAAGAGAACCTGTGACGCATAACCTGAAGATTTGGCCTGAATATTACGCTGCGGTATCGGCCGGGGATAAACGTGCCGAACTGCGCTGGAAAGACCGTGATTACCAGGCTGGCGATATACTCGATCTTTGCGAGTTGGACCCGATCGAAGAGTATTTCACCGGAGAATATGTCAGCGTTACCGTGACGCACGTAGCAGACGTTGGGCAATTTATGCCCGGTTACGTTTTGCTGAGCATCGCGCTACCCTCATTGAATGCTGAGCCTGTGGCATGGCTGTGGTCACACAGAAAACACCAGAGTGAAGTTACGCTTGTTCGACCAGAAGATGATGAGCGCGCAGATGCAGCGTATTGGTCTGGGTGGACTTGCCAGTCGCTCATTGCAGCACCGAGGCAGGAGGTGAAACAGTGTACCTGATGGAGCTGTTATCAGGGGCAGTGTGGCTGGTTGTTTTAATACTGCTGGTGGTGCTGGCTATGAGAAGAATTGATTATTGAATAAGCACTTACCCGCTCAGGCGGGTTTTTTGCGCCCAAAATCTTGACCCTCGTTTTTTTGGTGTTACTGTATAAATATACAGTTAATTATCAGGGGTGGTTATCATGGGTTTTCCATCACCAGCAGCAGACTACGCAGAACAGACTCTCACTATCACCAGCCTTTGCGGCTATGACGGCAACTGCCGAACCATCGAAACATCAGCCGGGTACGCGATTATAAATGTTGCCAGAAAGCCGGAGGTGGGTGATACCGTCCTGATTTCGTTCTGCGGTAGTCTGGACTTCGCAAAAGTCCAGGGTAAGGCACTGATCACTCAGGATGGAGAGGCTATCGAGGGCGATGCGCTGGACGATGCGACTGTAATGGGCGTGGTAACGCACCTCCTGAATCGTGTGACCGATACCGACAATCGGCCTGTGATTTAAAAGGATGGATCTGATTCCTGTGTCTTGAAAGCAGATCGGTTACACAGACCAATTACGGCTAATTGGTCTATCTAACCTATTAAGCGTTCGCGAGAAAGGCTGCTTCAGTAACGTTCAGTGCGCAGGGAGAAAAGGGCTGACCTCGGCGTTTCGGGGATGACTGAATTGAATAGGATTTTGCGTTATGAATGAGCAAGAATTAATAGCTGCCGTTCGCCCCGTTGGACGTTATGAGGTAGTGACGAATGACGATGGTTCTTTTATTGTGATACCTATCCCGCTCGAAGCAATACTGATTACCCACGAATCTCTCCTGCAGCATGCTGAGCGCTTCCGCAACCCTGACAACTGATTTATAATAATCAAGCTGGCCTGAACAACCAGCGCCTGTCGCACCATCACCGGAGAAAAGTGATGGCGCAAAGAACTACCTCGAAAAGAACTACCTCGAAAAGAACTACCTCGAATTACTCACGCCGCCAGTCTATGCGCGGTGTTTCTGCTTATGCTGGTGGTCCAGCATGAAGAAAGCAGATAGCCTCCATCTTTCGCGTGTGGCCGCACTGGGCTGCATCGTGTGCAGAAATCAGAACTTGGGCGACACGCCTGCGGAAATCCACCACATCCGAACCGGGCAGGGCACAAGCCAGCGCGCTGACCATCGAAAATCAATTCCCCTGTGCCATATGCATCACCGCAACGGCGGTTATGGTGTGGCTATTCATGCTGGCCGTAAGCAATGGGAGAGAAACTTCGGTACAGAGTTGCAGCTGCTGGAACAGGTCCAGTTAGAGCTGGGAGTGTTCTATGCCTAAATACCTCATCACTCCTGTCGGAAAACCACGCATGACCCGCGCTGATAAGTGGAAGCAGCGCCCGCCGGTGATGCGCTATCGCATGTTTTGCGATGAGGCCCGCTTGCATGGAATCCGGGTGCCGGAGAACGGCGCACATATCACATTCGTTTTGCCGATGCCGACGAGCTGGAGCAAGAAAAAACGCGCAGCTATAGACGGACAACCCCATCAGCAAAAGCCCGATCTGGACAACTTAACAAAATCTCTGTTGGACGCCTTGTTTGAGGATGATTCCCACATTTTGGATGCCCGGACATCAAAAATATGGGGCGAAACCGGAATGATAATTATCGAGGACATGAAATGACGCCACGCCAGAAACGCCAGTATCTTGAAGGGCTGGGAAAAACCGCAATGGCGCCACGAAAGAGCTGGCTCGGGAAAAGTATTCTCCTGACTGATATCCAGTCCGGGTGGATTAAATCGCTGCTAACTGTATGGGGGGAATCTGTACGCGGCGGAACGGCCCCGGCCAAACCGTGCGGCCATTCGTGCTGGAACGTAATAAGCGGGAAAAACTGGTCTGATAAAGCGCTTGAGCGATTTACTGCGGCGTTGAACCAGGCGAGAGAAGAGGGATTCCGTGGTGAGCAGGCAATGAGGCGCGCGCGCTCGATACTCTGGCCTGAGCCGCCTGTAAGTGTCATTGACGCAGCGATGTGCAGTGATGACGCGAAATTTATTGAGGATGTGGTGCTGCAGGCGTTCGATTTGAAGGATCCGGTTTATATCGTTGGGCAGCAGTATTACACCACGCGAAAAAAGATAGCGGACATCACCAGAGAACTGCAGACCCTGGCCCCCTGGCTCACCGATTCGGAGGCCAGAAAGCGTGTGCGCTGGTGCTTGGAAATATTCAGGGCGAAGGTGTTTCTGTCAGCGAGGAAGAGCCTGAAAGAAAATTCATGATCATGTGTGAATTAGCAAAAAGTGCTATTTTTTCGGAATGATGTTGAAAACGGGCCAGAAAATCAGATAATTCATTCATGCTTGGCAGAGCTGCGCCACGATGGCAGCGATGTAAAGCGACAATTTGAAAAAACTTTAAACCCCGCCTGCCGGGGTTTTTTGTTATCCGGCGATACGACAGGGGTATTCGCGAAGGTGCATTGCACCAGTACCCCTGTCATATCGCCGTTTTTACTACAGGGCGCAAGATGTTCGATTACCTACAGTCATTGCCATTCCAGATTCATGATCATTTTGCTGCGATGACGGCACTGGTCTTCTTTGCAACTATCTTCAAGATGGTTTTTCCTTTCCTTGCGTACCTGATAAATCGTGTATTTGAGTACAGAAGTTATAAACGCTTCAGCAAAATTGAAGGGATTAGTGATGATCGCGCGCGAGAGATAGCAAGAGATATCTGGAGGCCAAAATCTAAACCTCCAAAATGGCTATTAGCCTTAAAGCGCAAATTGTTCCCCAAAAAATAACTTCATTTTTTTCAAACCGCTTATACACATATGAAGGCTGCCATCCGGCGGCCTTTTTTATTTCCCCTCAATTTTTCTGAGAGGATCCACAGCAATAAGAGGGGGCTAAATGTCCGCAGAACCAATAACTGCAACGGTAACGGCGGGCGTGGCTGCTGGTACAACCGGAATCACCTTCGCCACGCTTTTTCCAGAGGCTACGCCAGCAGTGATGGTCTGCTCCCTCGCTGGGACGGCGCTGTATATCCTCAGCTCTGAGGACCACAAAATCTGGAAGCAGATACTTTTCGCGCTCATTTCCTTCATCGGTGGCATTTACTGCGCCGGTACTGCCTCAGAAATTATCGCCGCCCTTATCAACGCCGGACTGAATCAGCTTAGCCCGCCAGTCACTATCAAGGTATCGCCCGCGATTGGCGCACTGGCGGCTTCAACGGTTTCCGTGACAATTCTGCTGCGCATTCTTGCCCGCTCAAAAACAGGCAATCTGCCCGGCGTGAAGGGGGAAGAATGACGTGGCTGCTGCTGAACTTTCCATGGCTGTTGCTTCACCTTAATGCACTGGCCTGCATCATGATTTCGTTCCGCCTGATGTTTTTCCGTAAGCGCAGTATGCGGCGCCGCCGGGTAATGGAGTTTCTGGCCTATGGGCTGATTCTGGCCCCTGCATACACGGCTTTCCGCATCTGGCACGGCGATTATGTGCAGGTCGATTACGGAGAAATCCTCATTAACGTTGTTGTCTGCGTGGCTGTCTGGCGTGCGGGCGGCAATATCGCTCGCATTACTGGAGAGAGCACAACGTGAACCAAACACAATTTCAAAAGGCGGCAGGTATAAGCGCCGGGCTGGCTGCGCGCTGGTTTCCGCAGATAGACAAGGTTATGCGGGAATTCGGTATTACCGCACCGCTTGACCAGGCCATGTTTATCGCTCAGATGGGGCACGAGTCCTCAGGCTTTACCCGGCTGGTGGAAAACCTGAATTACGCGGCTGAAAGCCTGGTACCCACATTTGGCAGGCACCGCATCACACCCCAGCAGGCCGCCGCGCTCGGCAGAACGGCAACGCAACCGGCCAACCAGAAAGCGATCGCCAATCTTGTTTACGGTGGCGAGTGGGGGAAAAAGAATCTGGGTAATCAGGTAGCGGGCGACGGCTGGAAGTATCGAGGGCGCGGGCTGAAGCAAATCACCGGGCTGAGCAACTACCGCAGCTGCGGTCAGGCGCTGAAGCTGGATTTGGTAACACAGCCAGAATTGCTGGAGGTGGACGAAAACGCCGCGCGTTCAGCTGCGTGGTTCTATGCTTCCCGCGGCTGCCTGCTCCACTCCGGCGATGTTGAGCGCGTTACGCAGCTAATCAACGGCGGCCGAAACGGGCTGGAGCAACGCCGCGCACTGTTTAATCTGGCTAAATCCGTGCTGGTCTGAGGTGACTATGAGCATCATCGAAATGATTTTGGGCGGTATTGCTGCGCTGGTGGCCGTCGCATTCAGCGGGTTTGTTGCTGGCAATATTCGTGGCAGCGGAAAGGCAGAGGCAAAAGCCAGTAAGCAACGCACCGAAGAGAATGCTGCGGCGACCGTTGCTGCGGCGGAACGCAAAGCGGAAGTGACGAAAGAGGCCAGCAATGTACAGCAGACTGTTAATCACATGCCTGATGACGATGTTGATCGCGAGCTGCGCGCAGACTGGACCCGCAAGGGTTGAGGTAGTGGACACTGCTTGCGATTGGGTTAAACCCATTTACGGAACGGATCACGACTGGGAAGTACTGGACCGTCAGACGAAGAAAGACATCCTGGCGCACAACAAAGCGTGGCAGGCGAACTGCCAGAAGGTGAGCCCATGAGTTACACGCGATGCACCTTTTGCGGTTCAGGTTTGCACACCCGAGAGAATTGCCCGCACACATGGAGCGGCAACGCTCGCCGGGTGAATCTGCGCTGTAACTACTGCGGTGCAACCGGTCACAATTCTAACGCCTGCCCGCACAACGCCAGCAGCGCTAACCGTCGTCGTCTTAATTACGATTTCTATCTGGACTGAGGATAAAAATGCCATCTCCAATCATTAAGTATTTTGCATACCAGCATCTGCCTGCGCACCTGCAGGAAGTGAGTAAACCAATTGGTGATCTTGCGACACTTATGGATGAAACGTTGCCTGATGGTGCTGAAAAGTCAGCAGGCTTGCGCAAGCTTCTTGAAGCGAAAGATGCACTGGTTCGCGCGAAACTCGGCTAGCCATTACAAAGCTCACCTGCTGGTGGGCTTGATAATGGATAGTACATATCGCGGAGAATTATTTTATAACTTAATGATTTTAAATGTTTTGTTTGACTTTCAATAATGATGTGGTTAATTTTTCAACACAAAACGCATCTTGAGGTCACAAATGAAAACAGCCATGATTCCAAGCCTGAATTTTACTACCAATAGCTATGACTTGCTAAACGGTCGAGTGGTATTCAGAAATCCTGATACCCCAAAATCAATTACGCCTCGCAATCAAAAGGCGTATTTAAACAGAGCATTCCCCGCGATAGTTGATGGTAAGAATGTTATATTGCAATTGCACACGTGCCGCCTTAACAGCACGGTATTTGAAATTAAGTAGCTGACAAATGTATTAAATTTCAGTTTGCCACTAGCATTATCCGGTGGCTTTTTTTATGCGTAAAGCACATGCGGCCTGAAAATTATGCATTCCATTATTTGCATAGCCAGCGGTCCGTCGTTGACGCGTGCCGATTGCAAGATGGCATCCTCTTCCGGTTTTTCAGTTATCTCGGTTAACTCCAGTTGGGCGGTAGTACCAGAATGCCAGCATATTTACGCCGCTGACTGTTGTTGGTGGGAAGAATATGGCGCAGGGGTAACATCAGAGGCGACTCGGTGGTGTGGTGATGAGTTCACGGCCCGGCGTTTTGGCATTAACTGGCTACCGTCTGAAATCCCCGGATCGTTTAATTCAGGTCAGCGCGCCATTGAGCTGGCTATCCACCTTGGTGCCAGCCGCGTCCTGTTGCTGGGTTATGACTGCTCAATACGTAACGGTACCCACTGGCACGGCAACCACGCTCTGTTGTCCAACCCGGACAAATTCAGCGTAGCGCGCTGGCAGGATGAATTTTCCCGCCTCCGTGCTGTTGCTGGTGGTGTCGAGATAATTAACTGTTCCCGCTTTACGCGGCTTACCTGCTTCCCCCAACAGTCCCTCGAGACTGCACTTTCTCTGTAGGAAATTTATGAAAAGACGAAAGGTCTGCATCCGCGGGATGTACGGGCTTGGTGACTCTATTTACCAGCGTGCGTTTGTACGCCAGTTCCCCGGTGCGTTTCTGCGTACACCCTGGCCGGAGCTATACAGTGATCTCGATGTGAAATTTGTTCGCTCGAATACTGCGCTCAGGACTCAGCGAAAAAACGAAGAGCAAACCAACGTGCAGTTTGTTCCGGAGCCATTGCGGCCGTCGGAGATACTGACAATTTTTTATGGCCCCGAAGAACTGAGTAAAGGGTCCATCATTGACGCCATGACCTGGCAGTTTGGCAAGATGGCCAGCGTGTTTGATCTGCCGTCATTCGGTGAATCGCCGGTGCAGGTTGATAAGCCGGTTGCAGTTATCCGTCCTGCCACCGTTCGCAAAGAGTGGGCGAACCCCGCGCGAAATCCTGACCCCAAACATCTGGCAGATGCTGCACGTGAGCTGCGTAAACATTTTTACGTTGTGAGTCTGGCTGACCTTGAAGAGGGTGAAGAGTGGCTGGTGGGGGATCTTCCTGAGGCCGATCTCTATCTGCACAAAGGCGAGCTGTTACTAACGGAAATGCTGGCGCTGGTGGAACATGCCGCCGTCGTGGTTTCCGGTGTTGGCTGGGCGCTGCCCGCGGCTATTTGCTACAAGACGCCTGTTTTCATCGTTCAGGGTGGATGCGGTGCGCACAATGCCCCCCATATCGTTACCGACCCTGAAATGGATCTCTCCCGCGTTGGCTGGGCGCAGCCCGATGATTACTGCATGTGCGCGAGCATGCAACACGACTGCAGTAAGCACATCACTGATTTCCTCGATAACTTCAAAGGCTGGCTACATGACATTGTTCTCACATGAAATGCAAAACGGCCTTGTCTGGCTGCCCGAACTGGGCATAGGCCGGTTCCCGGTACCACCCGAACGGCCATACGATGCCAGTTATTTTGCAAAGTATCGACAGATGGCCCAGACCAACATGGGTATTCAGCTGAATGCGGCACGTATACAGCTGGTGGCCCGCCATCATCAGGGCAAAGTGCTCGACGTGGGGATCGGGTCTGGTCAGTTCGTGGAGACACGGCCTGAAACATGGGGCTATGACGTGAATCCTGAAGGGGTCGCCTGGCTTAAAGCTGGTGGCCGCTGGGCGAACCTTTACGACCCTTATTTCCCTGACGGTGATTTTCCCGCGCTGACGTTCTGGGATTCGCTGGAGCACATCGACGATCCAGAAGCAGCTGTGGCGCGCGCCGGTCAGTGGGTGTTTGTGTCGCTGCCTGTATTCAAAAATGCAGAACATATCCTGACGTCCCGGCATTACCGCAAGGACGAGCACATCTGGTATTTCACCGATGAAGGAATCCGGCGCTGGTTTGGTGTGCAGGGGTTTGTCTGTGCTGAACATAACACCATTGAGAGCATGCTCGGGCGTGACGGCATCAGCAGCTATGCATTCAGGAGAGTTAATCATGCCGCCGAGAACGCCTAAGGCGTGTCGCAAACGAGGCTGTCGCAACACCACAACGGACAGCAGCGGATATTGCGAGCAGCACAGGGGAGAAGGCTGGAAACAATACAAGCCCGGACAGACCCGGCAACAACGCGGCTACGGCTCACGGTGGGATGTGATCCGCCCGCGCATCATCAAGCGTGATAAAGGTTTGTGTCAGGAGTGTTTGCGTACCGGTGTTGTCCGGGAGGCAAAGTGCGTCGATCACATCGTTGCTAAGGCTCATGGGGGGACGGATGAGGACGGGAATTTACAGAGCCTCTGCTGGCCTTGCCATAAAGCCAAAACAGCTCGAGAAAGGCTCAAATGAGAATCGCTCTCGAATGATGCATCATCAAATGAGAACGAATGTCATTTGCATGGGTGGGGGGAGGTAAAATCTCTCCCGCCTTTGCCCTTCCGGACTGCCCGCCTCATCAAATTTTTACGCGCCAAAAATAAGAAACTTTTTTCCTGAAGGTTTCGCCTATTGATTTGGAGGTTTTAATGGGTGGAGTTGTGCGTTCTTCCGGTGCCGGCCGCAAGCGTAATTTACCCTCAAACCTGAAGAGCAAACTGACCAGGATTACGCCGCCGGATGAGTTAATGAGCGATATAGCGATCCGCATCTGGAAAACGCAGAGCAAAATTTTAATCGAACGTGGCGTTTTTGATCTCGAAGACGCCCCGTTACTCCTGGCGTACTGCAACGCGTTTCACCTGATGGTTGAGGCCGAAAAAGTCATCGCGAAAGATGGCCTGACCGTATCAAGTGAAATGGGGGGTGAGAAAAAACACCCTGCAGTTAATGTCCGTAATGACTCCGTTTCGCAACTCGCCCGTCTGGGTTCACTTCTCGGATTAGACCCGCTCAGCCGCATAAGAATGACCAGCGGTAAAAATGATCCGGACGATGAAGGGAATGAATTTGATGAGTTTGACTGATGGCTACATATCCGAACGTCAATACGGCGAACCAGTATGCGCGGGACGTCGTGAACGGGAAGATACTGGCCTGCCGGTTAACCATTCTTGCCTGTCAGCGACATCTGGACGACCTGGAACGCGCCAAAGATCCACGCTGGCCTTACCGCTTCGATAAAAATAAAGCAGAACGTTTCCTCCGCTTCTCCCAGAAAATGCCGCACACCTCCGGAGAGTGGGCTCGCCGGAAGCTACGTATTGAGTTTGAACCGTGGCAGAAATTCGCGCTTGGCGTGCCGTTTGGCTGGGTGCGCAAGGATACCGGCTTTCGTCGGTTCACTGAGATTTACATCGAGGTGCCACGTAAAAACGGTAAATCGGCGATCGCGGCGGCCGTCGGCAATTACATGTTCTGTGCTGATGGTGAATACGCAGCGGAAGTCTACTGTGGTGCCACGACGGAAAAACAGGCCTGGAAAGTCTTTGCGCCTGCACTGGCGATGGTGAAAAAGCTTCCGGCACTGCGCCAGAAGTTCAGCATCAAACCCTGGGCGAAGAAGATGACGCGCCCGGACGGCTCCCTGTTCGCGCCAGTTATCGGTGATCCTGGCGACGGTGATTCACCATCCTGCGCCATCATCGATGAGTATCACGAGCACGATACAGACGCGCTCTATACCACGATGACCACCGGGATGGGGGCAAGGGAACAGCCAATCACGCTTATCATCACCACGGCGGGTTTCGATATTGCCTCGCCATGTTATGAGAAGCGCACGCAGGTGGTCGAAATACTGGAGCGCATCAGAGAAGGTGGTGAAAACGAGGCAATTTTCGGGATCATCTACACCCTGGATGATGATGACGACTGGACGCAGCCGGAAGCGCTGAAAAAGGCCAACCCGAATTACAACATTTCGGTGAAAGAGGGATTCCTCAAGGCCAAGCAGTTGCTGGCGATGTCCACGCCCAGCCAGACAAACAAAATACTCACCAAGCATTTTAATAAATGGGTGAGCTCTAAAGCGGCATTCTACAACCTGCAGAAGTGGATGACCGCGGCAGACAAAACGCTCAAACTGTCCGATTTTGCGGGGGAAGAGTGTTTTCTCGGCATCGACCTGGCATCAAAACTCGACCTCAACGCGGTGGTGCCGGTGTTCCGCCGGGAAATCGACGGAGTAAGCCATTATTACTGCGTTTCGCCTCTGTTCTGGGTGCCGGAAGACACTGTCTACGCCACGGACCCGGCGCTGAAAACGATCGCCGACCGTTACCAGTCCTTTGTTAATCAGGGAGTGCTGGTTCCATCAGACGGTGCAGAAGTGGATTACCGCCTTATTTACGAAGCGATCCTGAAATTACGTGAAACCGTGAAAATAGCGGCGAGCCCGATTGACCCCTATGGCGCAACCGGCCTTTCTCACATGTTGCAGGATGAAGGGCTGGAGCCCGTCACCATTACCCAGAACTACACCAACATGAGCGACCCGATGCGAGAGATTGAGGCTGCGATCGCTGCTGGCCGCTTCCATCACGACGGCAATCCGCTGATGACCTGGTGCATATCAAACGTGGTCGGCAAATATTTACCAGGTAGTGATGATGTTGTTCGCCCGGTAAAAGAGGGCGCAGGCAACAAAATCGATGGTGCAGTTGGCCTGATGATGGGTGTTGGCCGCGCAATGCTGAATGAGCCGAAAGACTTCCTTTCTAACCTCGATCCTGATGAGGAACTGTTATTCCTGTGAAATCACTAATTATCGATGTGGCCGGGCTGGCAGGCTTCGGCGCGCTGGTGGGAGGCGTTTACCTCAAATTTGGCGCGGCGGTTGCTCTCATGGCTGGGGGTAGCGGTCTGCTGCTGTGGGCGCTGCTGGCCGCCAGGAGAATAAAGTCATGCTGATTGATGCCATTTATCGAAGTAACTCGCTGGAAAACCCCGCGGTACCGCTCACCGTTGAATCAGCCGAAAATGACGGGATTTTTAACGGCGATGTGATCGTCAATCCCCGGACGGCGATGAAACTGGCAGCGGTTTATGCCTGTATTTACGTCATTTCGTCCAACGTTGCGCAGATGCCGCTGCACGTCATGCGGCGCACCGGAAAGAAGGTCGAGGCCGCCCGCGATCATCCGGCGTTTTATCTGGTTCACGACGAGCCGAACGCCTGGCAGACCAGCTATAAGTGGCGCGAGCTGAAACAGCGGCACATTCTGGGCTGGGGAAATGGCTACACGCGGGTAATTCGACACCGCCGGACCGGTGAAGTGACCGGTCTCGAAGCCTGTATGCCATGGGAAACAACGCTGCTCAACACCGGCGGGCGCTATACCTACGGCGTTTATAACGAAGAGGGGGCCTTCGCCATCAATCCTGACGACATGATCCACGTCAGGGCGCTGGGTAACGATCAGAAAATGGGACTCAGCCCGGTACTTCAGCATGCTGAAACCATCGGAATGGGCATGAGCGGGCAGAAGTACACGGAAAGTTTCTTCAGCGGAAATGCCCGTCCTGCCGGGATTGTGTCAGTGAAAGGTCCGCTGAATAAAGATAGCTGGGGATGGCTGAAAGATCAGTGGCAAAAGGCTACAGCGATGCTTCGCAGCAAGGAAAATAAAACCATGCTGCTACCGGCCGACCTTGACTATAAGGCGCTGACAGTCTCCCCGGTTGATGCCCAGCTCATCGATATGATGAAGCTCAACCGCTCGATGATTGCCGGTATTTTCAACGTGCCGGCACACATGATCAACGACCTCGAAAAAGCCACTTTCTCCAATATTTCCGAGCAGGCGATTCAGTTTGTCCGCTACACGATGATGCCGTGGGTGACGAACTGGGAGCAGGAGCTTAACCGCAGGTTATTCACCCGCGCCGAACGGGCAGCCGGTTATTACGTGCGATTTAACCTGGCCGGTCTGCTGCGCGGTACCGCAAAAGAGCGTGCGGAGTTCTATCACTACGCCATCACCGACGGCTGGATGAGTCGCAACGAGGCTCGCGCGTTTGAGGACATGAACCCGAAAGACGGCCTCGATGAAATGCTCGTCAGCGTCAACGCCTCCCAGCCAGCCAAACCTACAACCCAGGAGAACACTCAAGATGAGTGAACGAGAAATTCGCTGTTACAGCGGCGAAGTGCGCGCTGAAACGCACGACAGCGAACCCAGCCGGATCATCGGGTACGGTTCGGTTTTTGACAGCCGTTCCGAACTGATTTTCGGATCGTTTCGCGAAATCATCCGGCGCGGTGCGTTTGATGATGTGCTTCAGGACGACGTCCGGGCGCTGTTTAACCATGATCCCAATTTTATTCTGGGGCGCACCCAGGCGGGCACGCTTGCACTGACGGTGGATGAACGCGGTCTGCGTTACGACATCACCGCGCCAGAAACCCAGACAATCCGCGATCTGGTGCTGGCACCTATGCAGCGCGGAGATATTAACCAGTCCTCTTTTGCTTTTCGCGTAGCGCGCGACGGAGAGGAATGGTACCAGGACGAGGAAGGCGTGGTAATCCGTGAGATTACCCGCTTTTCCCGTCTGCTGGATGTCAGCCCTGTGACATATCCGGCGTACCAGGAGGCGGATTCCGCCGTCCGCTCAATGAAAGCCTGGCAGGAGGCGCGCGACAGTGGCGCGCTGCAGAAAGCCATTAACCAACGAATGGCGCGTGAGCGCGTCCTGACCCTTCTTAACGCGTAAGGAAAAACCATGAAATTGCATGAACTGAAACAAAAACGTAATACCATCGCGACCGATATGCGTGCGCTGAATGAAAAAATCGGCGATAACGCATGGACGGAAGAACAGCGCACCGAGTGGAACAAGGCAAAATCAGAGCTGGAAGCCCTTGATGAGCGCATTGCCCGCGAAGAAGAACTGCGCCGCCAGGACCAGACCTACGTTGATGAAAACGAGGAAGAGCAGCGCAATAATCAGGATCCTGATAAAAATATCCTGCAGGACGAAAAACGCGGGCAGATCTTTGATAAATGGATGCGTCACGGTGCCAGCGAACTGAGTTCAGAAGAGAAAAGAGCTTTACGCGAACTGCGCGCGCAGGGCGTGGCGCCAGATGAAAAAGGCGGTTACACCGTGCCTGATACCTTCCTGGCAAAAGTCGTTGAGCAGATGAAAGCCTATGGCGGTATTGCCAGCGTGGCGCAAATCCTGACGACCTCCGACGGTCGCACTATGGAGTGGGCCACCGCGGATGGTACCGCTGAAATGGGCGTGCTGCTGGGTGAGAACGAAGAAGCCGGGGAAGAAGATACCGAATTCGGCATGGATAGTCTGGGTGCGGTGAAAATGACCTCCAAGATTATCCGCGTGTCCAACGAGCTGCTGCAGGACAGCGCGATTGACATGGAAGCCTATCTCTCCCGCCGAATTGCAGAGCGTATTGGACGCGGTGAAGCACGTTATCTCATTCAGGGTACCGGCACCGGCACGCCAAAACAGCCGAAGGGGCTTAAAGCCTCGGTAACCGGCACCACTCAGACAGCCGCCGCCACCGCTGTGAAGTGGCGGGAAATTCTGGCGCTGAAACACAGCATTGACCCGGCGTACCGCCGCGGGCCGAAGTTCCGCCTGGCGTTTAATGACAACACGCTGAAACTCATCAGCGAGATGGAAGACGGTCAGGGGCGTCCGCTCTGGCTGCCGGATATCGTCGGCGTGGCGCCAGCATCAGTGCTCAATGTTCCGTATGTCATCGACCAGGAAATTGATGATATCGGCGCGGGCAAAAAATTCATGTTCTGTGGCGACTTCGATCGCTTCATCATCCGCCGTGTTCGTTACATGATCCTGAAGCGCCTGGTGGAGCGTTACGCAGAATTTGACCAGACAGGCTTCCTGGCATTCCATCGCTTTGACTGCATCCTGGAAGACACCTCTGCCATTAAAGCGCTGATGGGCAAGGGCTCTACAAGCAGTTAATAAACTCGACGACTGAACAAACCATGCCGCGTTAAGCGGTTTTTTTGTGCCCGCCATCTGGCGGGCGCAGGAGGATCCTATGTTGCTTTCTCCTGAGGAAATCAAGGCTCAGCTCAGGCTGGACGAGGATTACACCGATGAAGACAAGTTTCTTGAGCTGCTGGGGCGGGCGGTTCAGGCCCGGACAGAAAATTTTCTGAACCGGAGACTCTATGCTGCGGAGACAGGGGTGCCAGCCGACGATCCGGAGGGGCTGATTCTCTCGGATGACATCCGGATGGGGATGCTGCTGTTGCTGACGCATTTCTACGAGAACCGCTCAACCGTCACCGAAGTGGAGAAAGTCGAACTGCCGATGAGTTTTAACTGGCTCGTCGGTCCATACAGGTACATCCCGCTATGAAACTCAGGCAGGCGCAGGCCAGCGCCACATACCTTTTGCCCGACCCGGGCGAACTGGACCAGCGAATCGTTATCCGGCGGCGTGTCGACGTGCCAGCGGATGATTTTGGCGTGTCACCTACTTATCCGGAGGAGATCCGGACGTGGGCCAAAAAAGCACAACCCGGCGCGGCGGCGTATCAGGGGTCTGTGCAGGTTGAAAATAAGGTGACCCATTATTTCACCATCCGTTTTCGCCGAGGCATTACCGCAGATCATGAAGTGGTTCACGAGGATATTTCGTATCGGGTCAAACGCGTCAGGGACCTGAACAGCAAACGCCGTTTTCTGTTGCTCGAGTGCGAAGAACTGGGTACCGACAGCGGGAGTGACTATGCCGCAGACAGCATTTTTACACGTTGATTTCGCACAGCCGGACGAGCTGGTCTTTAACCGGGCGAGGATGCGACGGGCGTTCGTCAAAATCGGTCAGGTTCACATGCGCGATGCCCGGCGGCTGGTAATGAAACGTGGTCGCTCGAAGCCTGGCGAAAACCCCTCATACCGGACGGGGCAGCTGGCGCGCTCAATCGGCTACTACGTGCCCCGCGCTTCTAAAAAACGTCCGGGGCTCATGGTGAAGATTGCACCAAACCAGAAGAACGGGGAGGGCAATCGGCATATCAACGGCGCTTTTTACCCTGCATTCCTGTTTTACGGTGTTCGCCGGGGCGCGAAGCGCAAGAAAGGGCATCATCGCGGCGCTTCGGGTGGCAGTGGCTGGCGCGTGGCTCCGCGTAACAACTACATGACGGAGGTGCTGGATAAACGCCGCAGCTGGACACGTTACGTGCTCTCCCGCGAGCTGCGTAAATCCCTCCGACCTCAGCGCAGGAAGAAAAAATGAAACTAACTCCGATTATTGCGGCGCTTCGCGCCCGATGTCCGCTGTTTGAAAACCGTGTTGGCGGCGCCGCGCAGTTTAAAGCGATCCCCGAAGCCGGAAAGCTCAGGCTGCCAGCTGCGTATGTCGTGCCATCTGAAGACGTCACCGGCGAGCAGAAATCGCAAACGGACTACTGGCAGGATCTGACGGAGGGTTTCTCCGTCATCGTCGTGCTCAGTAACGAACGGGATGAAAAAGGGCAGTGGGCATCATATGACGCCGTTCATGACGTCAGGCAGCTTATCTGGAAAGCGCTGCTGGGCTGGGTTCCTGATCCACAGGCACATGAAATTCAGTACGCCGGAGGGATGCTGCTGGATCTGAACCGCCACGAGCTGTATTACCAGTTTGACTTCACGGTGAAGTATGAAATCACCGAAGAGGACACCCGCCAGCAGGACGACCTGGACGCATTACCCGACCTTAAAACGCTCAGTATTGATGTTGATTTTATCGAACCCGGTACCGGGCCAGACGGCAACATTGAGCACCACACCGAAATAACCTTTCAGGATTAATTCATGTTTGTGAAACCCGTCAAAGGGCAGTCCGTTCCGGATCCTGCCCGTGGTGATGTTTTGCCAGAAAAAGGGCGAAACGTCGAAGCGTCCGCGTACTGGTTCCGCCGGAAAGCCGCTGGCGAAATCGAAGTAATTCAACCAAAAGGGGCTAAAGATGACCGTAAGCTTTAATTACATCCCGGCTGATAACCGGGTACCGCTGTTTTATGCCGAAATGGACAACAGCGCCGCCAATACGGCACAGGACAGCGCGCCATCCCTGCTGATTGGCATGGCATTGTCTGATGCTGAAATGCCCGTTAACCAGCTGGTCATCATGCCGTCGAAAGACCTGGCGAAGAAAATGGCAGGCCGCGGCAGCCAGCTGGCGCGCATGGTGGAAGCCTATCGCCGTGTTGACCCGTTCGGTGAATTGTGGGTTATCGCTGTGCCTGACAGCGGGCAGGCGGCAACCGGCACGATCACCTTCTCAGGCACGGCAACAGATGCGGGGGCGGTAAACCTGTATATCGGTACTACCCGTGTACAGATTACCGTGGCCGCTAAAGACACCGGCGCGGATGCAGCGCAGGCGCTGCTGGCTGCCATTAACGGCAATCAGGATCTGCCGGTCACCGCTCAGTATAAAATGACCTCGGCAGGACCTGCGCAGGGAACGCTTGAGCTCACTGCAGTTAATAGCGGTACCGGCGGCAACAGCATTCCGCTTACGCTGAATTACTACGGCACGGCCAGCGGCGAAGAAGTACCTGCAGGCTTAAGCGTGCAGGTCGGGAAAATGAGCGGCGGTGCCGGCGATCCTGATTTATCAGCAACCATCGCCGCGATGGGTGACGAGCCATTCGATTATATTGGCCTGCCGTTCAGCGACAGCGCCTCGCTGCAGCTGATGGCGACCGAGATGAACGACAGTTCCGGGCGCTGGAGTTACATTCGCCAGCTGTACGGCCACGTGTATACGGCCCGAACCGGTTCATTGTCCGAGCTGGTCGCCTATGGCGATACGTTTAACTATCAGCACATCACCATTGCGGGTTATGAAAAGGATGTACAGACGCCGGTGGATGAGCTGGTGGCATATCGTCTGGCGCGTCAGGCTGTGTTTTTGCGCAATGACCCGGCGCGCCCGACGCAGACTGGAGAACTGACGGGTGCTCTCCCTGCGCCAACCGGAAAACGCTTTACCATCACGGAGCAGCAGTCCTTGCTGACGCATGGCATTGCGACGGCGTACACCGAATCCGGCATTTTGCGCATTCAGCGTGACATCACCACCTACCGGAAAAATGCTTACGGCGTGGCAGATAACAGCTATCTGGACAGCGAAACGCTGCATACCAGCGCCTACGTTCTGCGACGCCTGAAGTCGGTGATCACCAGCAAGTACGGTCGCCACAAGCTGGCGAATGACGGCACCCGCTTTGGCCCCGGCCAGGCGATTGTCACACCATCGGTCATTCGGGGTGAGCTGGGGGCAGTTTATCGCCAGCTGGAGCGTGAGGGCATCGTGGAAAACTTCGATCTCTTCCAGCAATACCTGATTGTCGAGCGTAACGCGAATGACCCGAACCGTCTTGATGTACTGTTCCCGCCGGATTACGTCAACCAGCTGCGCGTGTTCGCTGTCCTTAACCAGTTCCGTCTGCAATACAACAAGGAGGCCGCATAATGGCAAAGATTGCGGGTACCACTTATTTCAAAATCGACGGACAGCAGCTGTCCATCACCGGCGGTATTGAGGTGCCGATGAACACCCGCGTGCGTGATGACGTGATCGGCCTGGCTGGTGATGTCGATTACAAAGAAACGCACCGGGCACCTTATACGAAGGTGACGGCGAAGGTGCCGAAGAATTTCCCGGTGAACAAAATCACCACCGCCGACACCATGACCATCACCTCTGAGCTGGCCAACGGGCAGGTCTATGTACTTTCGAATGCCTGGCTGCACGGTGAAGCAAACCATAACCCCGAAGAGGGCACGGTGGATCTGGAATTCCACGGTGAAGAAGGATTTTACCAATGACGAAAGAACTGGTCCTGAAAAAGCCGATCACGGCTCATAACGAAAAACTGCACGTGCTGGAGCTGCGCGAGCCCACTTACGACGAAATTGAGAGTATAGGCTTCCCGTTTACCGTGTCCGGCGACGGAGGGTTAAAGCTGGATAGTGCCGTGGCGCTGAAGTATATCCCTGTGCTGGCGGGGATCCCCCGTTCGTCTGCCGCGCAGCTGGCAAAGTTGGACATCTTCAAAACCTGCATGTTGATCCTGAATTTTTTTACCCAATCGGAGACGGATCAAACCTCAGACGACGACTCTATAACGTCGCCTGGTTCTGGAAATTAAACCCCCTTGAGCTACGGCGGACGGCTATTTCCGACTTCCTTGAACTGGAAGCGGAGGCCGTCCGCATCAACGAGGAAGTAAAAAATGGCTGACAGTTTCCAGTTAAAGGCAATCATCACCGCCGTTGACCAGCTGACCGGGCCGATGAAAGGGATGCAGCGTGAGCTTAAGGGATTCCAGAAGGAAATGGGCAGTCTGGCGCTGGGGGCGGTGGCGGCGGGAACCGCTATTCTCGGCGCGCTGGCGCTGCCCGTTAATGCTGCGATCGGTTTTGAGTCAAAAATGGCTGACATCCGGAAGGTTGTTGATGGCCTCGATGATAAAAAAGCGTTCGCGCAGATGAGTGACGATATCCTGACGCTTTCCACGCAGTTACCGATGGCGGCGGAGGGGATCGCAGAAATTGTGGCGGCAGGCGGGCAGGCGGGGATCGCGCGCAGTGACCTGATGCAGTTTGCTAACGATGCCGTGAAAATGGGAGTGGCGTTTGACACGACCGCCGAAGAGTCCGGCCAGATGATGGCGCAGTGGCGAACGGCGTTCAAACTGACGCAGGATGATGTGGTTGTTCTCGCCGATAAGATCAACTATCTGGGGAATACCGGTCCGGCAAATGCGGCAAAAATATCGGAAATCGTGACCCGTATCGGACCGCTGGGTAGCGTTGCCGGGGTGGCCTCCGGTGAGATTGCAGCAATGGGCGCCACGATCGCGGGAATGGGGGTTGAATCAGAAATTGCCTCAACCGGCATCAAAAACTTCATGTTGTCTTTGACCGCAGGTAACTCTGCAACCAAAGCGCAGAAACAGGCCCTGGCTTTCCTGAAGCTGAACCCGAAACAGCTTGCAGAAGATATGCAGAAAGATTCGCGAGGGGCAATGCTGAGGGTGCTGGATTCCCTCGCAAAAGTGCCCAAAGCGAAGCAGGCCGCCGTCATGAACGCCCTGTTTGGCAAGGAATCTCTGAGCGCGATTGCCCCTCTGCTGACCAACCTGGATTTGTTACGCACCAACTTTAACCGTGTAGCAGATGCCCAGGAATGTGGTGGCTCGATGCAGAAGGAATACGCATCCCGCGCGGCCACGACAGAAAACCAGCTGGTTCTGCTGAAAAACAGCGTGAATGCCATTTCGGTAACGCTGGGTGACACCTTCCTGCCAGCCGTTAACGAGGCAGCAAAAGCGGTGATGCCTTATCTGGAACAGCTCAGAGCTTTCGTTCGTGCAAATCCTGAGCTGGTGCAGGCGGCTGCCAAATTCGGCGCTGCGCTGCTGGGTGTCGGCGTCTCCATCGGCGTGTTATCGCGTGCAATCAAAATCCTGAACACGGTGATCAACCTCTCTCCTGCAAAAATAGCGATTGCAGCGCTGGCGGCAGGCGCGATCCTGATTATTCAGAACTGGGATGATGTTGCCCCGGTGATAAAAGCGGCATGGGTTGAAGTGGATAAAGTTGCCCAGGCATTTGGCGGCTGGGAAACTGTTCTGGGCGGTGTTGGCCTGTATATGACAGGCGTATTCACGGTTAAAACGCTGGGTACGCTGCGCACCGCCCTGACCTTAGCAACACAGCTTTCTGGTGTGCTGGGGAAAATTGCCACGCTGGGGGCGACCACTGTTCAGATTGCTGTTGCGATCTACATGTTTGAGCAGCTCAAAGAGATAGCCGATGCAGCGAAGGAAGCTGACCATACCGATTCATTCTGGCAGTCACTGAAAAATCGCTGGAACGCCGGGGGCTGGTATAACAATAAGCAGCAGGTTCAGCAGCGTGACATGTGGACTGGGCAGACGACGAGGGAGAATTTTTCGCTATCTCCACCGGTACTGAGCCAGGGGCCTGTGCTTGATCGTGCTGCTGCGCCAGCTGCACAGCGCAGTGAGCTAAAAGTGACTTTCGATAATGCTCCTCCAGGCATGAGAGTGCTGGATATCCCGAAATCGGGAAATCCGCTGATGGATGTGACTCACGATGTCGGTTATTCACCATTCCGCACACCACGTTAAACCCGCCTAAGGCGGGTTTTCTTTTGGGGGCAATATGGCTTTTTTTTCTTCAAACGACTGGCGCGATCGTCTTCGTGATGCGTCGTTTCGTGGCGTACCTTTTTCAGTGGAAGATGATGAAGGTTCATTTGGGCGCCGTGTTCAGGTGCATGAATATCCCAATCGCGATAAACCGTTCACGGAGGATTTAGGTCGGGCAACGCGCCGGATGACTATTAACGCCTATCTGGTAGGTGACGACTATGCGGACAAGCGCGATCGCCTTATTGGCGCTATTGAAACCTCCGGGCCGGGTACGCTTGTCCATCCTCAGTATGGAGAAATGCAGGGCAGTATCGACGGTCAGGTGAGGGTCACGCACAGCAATGCAGAAGGGCGCATGTGCCGTGTTTCCTTCCAGTTCGTGGAGAGCGGCGAACTCTCATTTCCTGTTGCGGGTATGGCGACGGCGCAGCGCCTCACACAATCAGGCGGCCTGTTTGATGACGCGATTGAAAGCATGTTCTCAGCATTTTCACTCTCCGGCATTGCCGATTTCATCCAGAATGATGTGCTGGCTGATGCAGCCGCGATGCTTGGCGATGTTGCTGACGCGTTCAGGATGGTTGATTCCGGCGTCTCAGCGGCGATGCGACTGCTGCAGGGGGATTTGTCAGTCATTCTGATGCCACCCAGCGCAGCCAGTGATTTCGTGAGAGCGCTGCAAAAAGCATGGCGCGCCGGGGACAGGCTTACAGGCGATACATCAGACCTGGTGACAATGATAAAAACCATGTCAGGTGTAACGCTGGATCCTGGGCTGGCGCCACGTGGAACCTGGCCGACAGATTCCGGTTCAGTCGGTATGCAAAAATCCCGCAGTAACATGGTCGCCGCAGCGATCCGTTCCACGGCAATCAGCACGGCATCCCAGACCGTTGCAACACTGGCACAGCCGAAAACCATCGCGGCGCCGCAGGGGCAAACCGGGAAAGTTACCGGCGGTGCGTCCACTAACGATATCATCAATATTTCACATCCCGCGCTGGACGGTTCGGCCAGTACGACGGTTGAAGACGATCCGCCCACGTGGGATGAATTAAATGAAATTCGCTCGGCTCTGAATTCCGCTATCGATCAGGAGCAGCTGCGCATCACAGACGACGGGATTTTTCAGCAAATCACTGTGCTCAGAACGGACCTGAACCGGGATATTTCCGCGCGTCTTGCACAGGTGGAAATCACTGCTGAGCGCACGCCCCCGGAAGTTCTCCCTGCGCTGGTGCTGGCGGCGGGCTGGTATGACGACGCGGCGCGGGAAGATGACATTCTCACCCGTAACGTGTTTCCCCATCCGGGTTTTGTGCCTGTTAAACCTCTGAGGGTACCGGTCCGATGAACAATACTGTTTTTTTACGTGTGAATGGCCGTGAGTGGGGCGGATGGACATCTTCCCGCATCAGCGCGGGCATTGACCGGATAGCCCGCGATTTCAACGTGTCGATCACCCGGCAGTGGCCGGGTAGTGATGGTGTGCCGCAGATTAAAAACGGCGATCGGGTTGAGGTGATGATAGGCGATGACCTGGTGATTACGGGCTGGGTTGAGGCGTTACCGCTGCGCTACGATGCAACGGCAATCACAATGGGGATCGTTGGCCGCAGCAAAACAGCAGACCTTATTGACTGCTCGGCGGTGCCAGCGCAGCACAATGGCAAAACTCTTTTCCGTATTGCCAGCGCGCTGGCTAAGCCATTCGGCGTGGACGTTGTGGACGCAGGTACACCTGCGACTGTAGTCATTGACGCGCAGCCGGAACACGGTGAAACGGTGGTGGAGTGTCTGAACCGCCTGCTGGGGCAGGTGCAGGCGCTGGCCTACGATGATGCACAGGGCAGGCTGGTGCTCGGTACACCTGGAGCTGAGAAAGCGGCCACGGCGCTGGTGCTGGGCGAAAATATTCTTTCGTGCGATACAGAGCGTAGTGTCCGCGATCGGTTTTCCAGCTACCTGGTCACCGGCCAGCGCCCCGGCACTGATGACGATTTCGGTGAAGCGACGATTGCCGCCATCCGGCAGAGTACGACAGATACCGGAGTGACCCGCTACCGTCCGCACACCGTCCAGCAGTCCGGTACCGCGACGACGGACAGTTGCAAAGCTCGCTGTGAGTTTGAGGCCAGACAACGTGCTGCAAAAACGCGTGAAACCACGTACACGGTTCAGGGCTGGAGGCAGGGCAACGGCGAACTCTGGCGGCCAAATCTTTCTGTCATTGTCTATGACCCGTTGAATGGTTTCGATAACGAGACTCTTGTTATCGCTGAAGTGACATACATCAAAGACAACAACGGCACTACGTGCGAAATCCGCGTTGGACCTGCTGACGCATACCTGCCGGAACCGGCAGCACCGAAAAAGAAAAAGACATCGGGAGGCTCAGAATTCTGATGGCCGGATCTTCTCTTCAGAACATTGTCACGCGCGCGGTTATCACTGCGCTCGATACCGCAAAAAAATGCCAGGCCGCAGGGCTGAGGTTGATCGCAGGCGAACAAAAAGAAAACGTGGAGCATCTGGAGCCGTATGGCTTTACGTCCGCTGCGCAGGATGGTGCAGAAGCAGTGATGCTGTTTCCTGGTGGCGACCGTTCTCACGGTATTGCCGTGGTGGTCGCTGACCGCCGGTACCGCCTGAAAGGCCTGAAACGCGGAGAAGTCGCCATTTACGACGATCAGGGGCAGTCGATAACGCTGACCCGTGCCGGTATCGTTGTCAACGGTGGCGGTAAACCGATTATTTTTACCAATGCCCCCAAAGCCCGTTTCGAAATGGATATTGAGTCCACCGGCGAAATCAAAGATCTCTGCGATGGCACGGGCAAAACGATGTCTGCCATGCGCACGACGTACAACGGGCATACCCACAAAGAAAATGGCGACGGCGGCGGTACGACGGATAAGCCAAACCAACCGATGAGCTAAATCATGATCCTCTACGTAAACGGGCTCCTGAAGGAGTCCACGGATCCACTCGACCTTTTAACACGTTCTGTTGTGATTTCTCTTTTTTCGTGGCGGCGCGCTGAGAGCGACGACCGTACACCAGACCCCTACGGCTGGTGGGGCGATACCTGGCCGACAGTGCAGAACGACCGTATCGGCTCCCGCTTGTATCTGCTGAAACGCCGGAAACTCACCAATAAAACGCCTCAGGATGCCCGCGAGTATATGCAGCAGGCGCTGGCCTGGATGACCGAAGACGGCGTGGCCGCACGCGTTGACGTAACCGCAGAACGTACCGGGATCGATACGCTGGCGGCGGGGATAACGATCTACCAGCGTGACGGCACCATTCACAACATTACCTTTGATGACATCTGGAGTGAACTCGATGGCTGACAGTCAATTTTCACGGCTGGAACTCCCGCAGCTTATAGCAACCATCCGCAGTGATTTGCTGACGCGCTTCCAGGAGGATGTGCTCTTACGCCGGATGGATGCGGAAGTGTACGCGCGGGTTATGGCCGCATCCGTTCATACTCTTTACGGCTATATCGATTATCTGGCGCGCAATATGTTGCCCGATTTGTGCGATGAGGACTGGTTATACCGGCACGGCAGAATCAAGCGCTGCCCCAGAAAGGATGCCGTGGCCGCGGCAGGCTATGTGCGCTGGGATGGGATCAGCGGAACGCCGACGCTTCCTGCTGGCACGCAGATCCAGCGTGATGATCAGGTGACCTATACCACCACGCAAACTGTGAAAGCGGCAGGTGGCGTGTTGCGCGTACCGCTGGTAGCGGATAACCCAGGGGCTGCAGGAAACACCGATGACGGCATTGCCTTACGCCTGGGCACGCCGGTTAGTGGCATCCCATCAACGGGGTACGCCGACACGGTGGCAGGCGGCGATGACACAGAAGAGCTGGAGACATGGCGCGCTCGCGTCCTGGAGCGTTATTACTGGATCCCTCAGGGTGGTGCTGACCCGGATTATGTCATCTGGGCAAAAGAAATTGCGGGTATCACCCGCGCATGGACACTGCGTCACTATAAGGGGACCGGCACCGTAGGCGTTATGGTGGCAACCGGCGACCCGACGCACCCGGCGCCGGGTGATGATCTGGTTCAGGCTGTCCGTAACCATATCCTGCCGCTGGCACCCATTGCAGGCGCAGGTCTTTTCGTTTTCGCGGCCACGGAAAAAGTTATTCCGATGACGATCGCGCTGGCGAAAGATACCGCAGAAATCCGCGCAGCCGTAACCGCGGAGCTGAATTCACTGATGTTGCGTGACGGCGTTCCTGACGGAAAAGTCTACCTGTCACGCATCAGCGAAGCGATAAGCCTGGCAACAGGCGAAGTTGCTCACCAGCTGCGTGCGCCGGTTGCAGACGTTGCGCTGGGATCAACCGAACTGCCCGTTGTTGGCACCATCACCTGGGCAACCTATACGGAGGCGAGCAGCTGATGGCAATGCAGGATGAATATGAGCAGCTGCTTTACAGGCTGCTTCCGCCGGGCCCGGCATGGGAGGGAGAGAACCCGCTGATTGAAGGTCTGGCCCCTTCGCTTACGCGCGTGCACCAGCGTGCCGATGCGCTGATGAAGGAAATCGACCCGGCGCAGACAACAGAGCTGATTGATCGCTATGAAACCGTCTACGGCCTGCCGGACTCCTGCACGCCGGACGGGGTGCAATCGCTGGCCCAGCGTCAGCAACGTCTGGATGCAAAGGCCAACGTGGCGGGCGGTATCAACGAACAGTTCTACCGTAACCAGCTGGACGCGCTGGGTTATACCACCGCGACGATCGAACAGTTTCAGAACCTCGACAGCACGCCGGACCCTGAATGGGGTGAATTCTGGCGCTATTACTGGCGTGTGAATATTCCGGCTGACGCCAACGTTAACTGGCAGACCTGCACCAGTGCGTGCAACTCCGCAATCAGAACCTGGGGCGACACGGTCGCTGAATGCGTAATAGAAAAACTTGCGCCGTCACATACCGTCGTCGTTTTTGCTTACCCGGAAGGAACAAACAATGCATCGAATTGACACACCCACCGCCCAGGTCGATAAATTTGGTCAGGGCAAAAATGGTTTTACAAATGGTGATCCGGCCACCGGCCGCCGAGCAACAGACCTCAACAGCGACATGTGGGATGCCGTTCAGGAGGAGATCTGCACGGCTATAGAGTCAGCAGGGCTGACATTGGATAAAACAAAACATGATCAGCTGTATCAGGCGATAGTTAAAATTATTACTTCTAAAATCCCTGATGCATTACTGAGAAATAACAATTTATCCGATGTGGTTGATAAGGCACTTGCCAGAGCCAATCTGGAACTGGGTGATAGTGCTGTTTGTAATATTGGAACAACGGCAAAAACTGTTGCTGCCGGTAATGATTCCCGTATAGTTGGGGCGATGCAAAAAAACCAGAATGGTGCAGATATTCAAGATACGGCAAAATTTATTGAAAACATTGGTCTAAAAGAAACCTTAAATCCAACAAAGCGTGTCAGCATCGGTGCTCTGGGTGTGGGCTTGTTTGATGGCACCAAACCAGCAATAAACATCGGTGATTCAGACAGTGGGTTTATATTCGAGTCCGACGGGGTGATAGGCATATATGCGAATAATCAGAAGATTGCAGAATTAAAAAATAGTGGAATTAAGTCAGTCGGGAATATGACTATTCTTTCTGGTGCCTTGATTCTAGATACTGACACCTACTTTTTGCGTCATACTACTGAGGACAGTGCAGGATTTTCTGGTAATAATATAGAGCTAGGATCCTGGAATGGCATTGGTTTTCCATGTACCTACGACGATACAACACGTGTATACATCAATACACGAACAGGGGATATTGGGCTGAAAGGGGACTTAAAAGCTAGTGGGAATGTTTACAGTGGAACAAGTGCTTGGCTTGACCAGACAGGAAATCTTCAGGGTAGCGCATGGGGAGGAGATGTTGGTCTGAAACAATACCTTGCTAATGGCTTTAACAAAAAAAATACAGCAAGCCTTGGTAAAAACGGATGGCATAAGGATCAGACTACGGGACTTATTACACAATGGGGAGATGGAAACACAACCACGAGTGGAGCTAATGTTACTTTCCCAATACCTTTCCCGAACACATGCACCTCGATTGTATCGAGTGAACGGAACAACAATATTACTCCTGTAATTATTAATTTTTCAGGAGTAGGCAAAAATGGTTTTACAATACAGGCCTGGAATAATAATGCCGTAAGGGTCGATTCTTATATTAGCTGGGTTGCTACAGGATATTAACATGTACGCATATTCAAACGGGTTGTTCTACCCATTATCGATGCAAGATGATTATGAGGCCACTGATTCATGGCCTGACACCTTTGTAGTAGTCAACGAGGAGGTATTTAGCGAATATTCTGGAACACCACCGTCAGGGAAAATGCGAGGGACAAATGATGAGGGTCTGCCAACATGGGAAGACGTCCCACCACCTACCTCAGAAGAGATGGCTGGTATTGTTGTGAATCATAGAAACGCACTTTTAGCAGAGGCCACAACTATGATTGCACCACTCCGTGATGCTATGGACGGTGGTTATTTAGATGATTCCGATAAACCACGATTGTTAACATGGCAAAAGTATCGTTATGAACTTACCAAGGTCGACATAAATAATCCAGAATGGCCAAAGAAACCATCCGTCTAAAGAAAGCGGGTTACCCCGCATTCTTTATCTTCAAAATTTTATAAATGTATTATGGTTGCTGTTCAATTTTAGAGCATAACCTTCTGCTAAGCTTTATAAATGGCTGTTCAATAAATTTATGCAGAATAGCTGATACATATATTGCTAGAGCAACCATGCATATAAATTTAACAAAACCATTATCGAGCGGGATTGCAAATATTTGCATTTGCAACTTTCCAATAATTAGCTGCAAAGGAATGTGGGCTATATAAAGTGAGTAAGATATTGCGCCGAAATAATAAACCCATTTCGGCAATGATAATTTTTGGTATTTATCGATATATAGCAAGCCACAGAAAAGGAATGTAGCAATCCCGCCTGCTAATAAGCCGTTCCTCCATATTAACCCATGACCTGCACCAAATGTTGAAACCCATGCGTTTGCGGCAAACAGAACCATACCTATTGAAATATAAAATATGACTGTATTGTTCCAGTATTTACTTTTAATCTTAAAGTAGATTTCCCCGATAATAATGCCAATCACAAAATCTAAAACAATAGGGTTTGATATGAAAAGCAAACCACTCATCGCATTTACTTTAGAGTATGTCACATCATATGGGAAGGTTGTGAACCCTTCTGTGTGGAAGTATTGTATTAAAACGCAAGCGGCAATTATAAAGGTTATGCATATAATGCTTCGGTATTTAACCGAAAAAAGCATAGATACCCCAAAAACTATATAGAAGTATATTTCATAACTTAAAGTCCAAGCTGTTTGAACAAGACTGTAACCATAAAATGGTGCTTGTGCTGATATATCTAAAGGGATCAATAGAAAGGATTTTATAATTGTAGAAATACTTTCTGCTTCTCCGGTAAATGATAAAGAGCTAAAATCCAAATAATAAATTAAAAGCGTTGCAAGTAAAACAAAATAATAAACAGGAAAGATTCTAAAAACTCTTTTGATGAAAAAATCAACTACTGGTTTTTTCAATGATCTATTAGTGGAGTAAACCATAATAAACCCACTTATTATAAAAAATACATCAACACTAAAAGCTGCATTAGGGAATAACTTAGGGCCAATATTAGGATCAGAATATACGCCATTTAGATAACCACAATAGTGCCCAAAAACGACCAT